TTCATTATCATTACTAAGTGTAACATCTCTGCTCTGTGTCCAATCACATTCTGCTAATAATTTATTTCTATGTTCCCTTAAAGCTTGCATTTCATCTGACATATTTTTCTCCTATTAAAGAATCTTATCCTAATAAATATCCTGAAAATAAACTTGAATCTGTGCCATATTCATAGTATCCACCTGTTACTTTCATATGCACAAAATCTCCTGCTGTAAGGTAAAGATTTTGTGAAGCTTCTACTGTATCAGAATTATCGCCAGTATTTTGAAGCATAGTGCCACATGGGTTTGTGTTTAAATAAAATTTTATTATACAAACGTTAGCACCGTATTGACCAGTACAAAAATGAAAAACATATACTCCTGTTACTGGTGCAGTAAATTTTCCAGTACTAGTGCTATAATGACCCCCAATGTTATGACAACCAAGAGTGGCAGTAGTTACATCACCAAAAACAATATCAGCAGTTGCACCTGCATTACCACTACTAGTTGGAGATGCCTTGAAAGAAGGTCTAGCAGGAGTTAGAATACGTCCTGTACTATCCACAGTCATAGCCGTATTAGAGTTTGTTGCGTCTTGTATTGTATTTACTTTAAGTATTGATGCCATTACTGTGCTACCTCCGTTACTCTTAATGTTAGTGCAGTAGGTGTATAATTAAAGTAATACG